ATCGGCTAACACTACGTTTACCTTCAGCAACCCACCAGCGTCAGGCACTGCTGGCAGCTTTGCATTAGAGGTGACGGGTGCATCTACATATACAATAACCTACCCTGCGTCAGTCAAGTGGTCAGGAGCCACAACCCCAGATGCACCAGCGGCTGGCGAAAAGGATGTGTATGTATTCGTAACAACTGATGGCGGCACAACGTATTACGGCAAGCAAGCAGGAGATGCAGTAGCATGAGCAACTTAGCAATGATGATGGGCTTGGGTAGTGGTGCTGGGGGTACGCCTTGGTTGGCTGATCTTAGTGTGGCATCTTATGATAGTGTGAGTTTTAGTGTCGGCAGTCAGTCATCAGTGCCTACGTCAATATATATCAAACCTGATGGTTCAGGGTTTTACATATTGGGAGACTCAACCGACAGGATTTATCAATATTCTATGTCTACTGCGTGGGATATTTCCAGTTCTTCTTATGATAGTAAGAATCTAAGCATTGGCGCTCAGGAAAATCAGGGCAAGGGGATGTTCTTCAAGGACGATGGTGCAAAAATGTACATTGTCGGTTCATCTGGAGATTCTGTAGAATCTTGGACTTTATCTACCGCATGGGACATTTCTACAGGTTCATATGATAGTGTTGCATTCAGTACATCAGCGCAAGACAATGACAATAAAGGTCTGTTCTTTAAGGAAGATGGGACAAAGATGTATCTTTGCGGAAGGGTCAGCACAAAGATACACGAATATGATTTATCTACCGCTTGGGATATATCTACTGCGTCATTTAACCAGTCATCGAATTCATTTTCTGCATATGAAACAACCCCAGAGGCTTTAAGAATAAGCCCAGATGGGAATACTTTATATCTACTTGGCAGTGGCAATGACAAGGTCTATGAATTTAGTTTATCATCTAGTCACGATATTAGTTCCATAACATTCGTTCAGGAATTTAGTGTCGCAAGCCAAGAAGCAAACCCGCAAGGAATGTTCTTTAAAGATGACGGGTCAAAAATGTATGTTGTTGGTTATGCAAACGACACCGTCTACCAATACTCAACCGCCTAATCAAAGGAGAAAACCACAATGTCTTACGTTAAGATCACAAACGGGGCAGTAGCCAAGTATCCGTATTCAACGGGCCAGCTACGCCGTGACAATCCAAACGTATCATTCCCACGCAATATCCCACTGGAGATCATGCGTCGTTATGGTATGCGCCCTGTCACAACAGAAGCAATGCCAGACTATGACCCGCTGACACAAAAGGTCGTAACAGCTACAACACCAACACGCAATGTTGTGCGCCTGATGACAGAAGCAGATGCGACTGATCCTATCACAAATGAGGTCAACACTGATCTAGTGGGTACGCCTATCTATGGCAATGACTGGGTGCTGACACGCACTGTGGTTGATCTAACAGCGGATGAAATTACAGCTAACGATGCAGCTACTGCTGAAGCTAATCGCAAGAAGCGGAATGAGTTGTTGGCTGAGACAGACTACTTTGCGTTGACCGATGTAACGATGGATGCAGCCATGACTAGCTATCGTCAAGCACTTCGTGATATAACTACACATAGTAATTGGCCTAATCTTGCTGATGGGGATTGGCCTGTAAAACCGTAAGGGTATAGCCATGCCACTCATCCCACTGCAAATTCCACGGGGTCAGTATCGCAACGGTACTGACTATATGGCACAAGGCCGTTGGCGTGACATCAACCTAGTGCGCTGGCACGATGACGTATTGCGTCCAGTAGGCGGCTGGCGGCAGCGTCAAGAAGTTGATATTGGTGGACTGGCGCGTTCAATTATCGCTTGGGAGGACAACTCAAGCAATCGCCACATTGCCGCTGGCACAGACCAATACCTATATGCAATCAATGCTGGCGGGGATGTAACCGACATTACTCCCGCCGCTTTTACGCAAGGCTTGATTGACGCTGGCATCAATACAGGTTTTGGTGGCAGTTTTTACGGAAAAGAAGAATACGGGCTACCTCGTGCTGACGCTGGGCAGGTCATCCCAGCTACAGTCTGGTCATTAGATAACTGGGGAGAGTACCTTCTTGCCATGTCGCCAGCCGATGGGAAGTTGTACGAGTGGGACTTGAACACTTCCAATAATGCGGTGCAAGTAAGCAACGCGCCAACGGATTGTTCGGGCTTTATGGTTACAGAAGAACGCTTTGTTGCGTGTTTTGGCGCAGGCGGTGTTAGTCGCAAAGTCCAGTGGAGTGACCAAGAGGACAACACAACTTGGACGCCAGCAGCAACAAACCAAGCTGGTGATCTTGAGCTACAGACAAACGGCGTTATTCTTGCGGGGATCAGGACGCGAGGTCAGTCGCTTATTCTTACGACTGAAGATGCGCATACAATGACATACCAAGGCCCACCCTTTGTGTACGGTTTTGAGCGCGTGGGTACGTCTTGCGGATTGGTGGGGGCAAAGGCAGTCGCATCAGTTGATGCGGGTGTTTTCTGGATGGGTCGCCGTAGCTTCTACGTTTACTCAGGTGGCCGCGTTACGGAAATCCCATGCGAGGTCGGAGACTATGTTTTCTCTGACATGAATAAAGACCAAATTAGCAAGGTAAGCTCTGTTGTAAACTCTGCATGGAACGAAATCTGGTGGTTTTATCCTAGTGCAAACAGCTTAGAATGTGACCGCTACGTTGCATATGACTTTGCAGAAAACATCTGGATGACAGGCGCGATGGATCGCACTGCGGGTGTTGACCGTGGCGTATTCCGCTATCCCATGTTTATCGCCAGTGACGGGACACTGTACGAGCATGAAGTTGGCTATAACTACGATAGCTCTGCACCATTTGCCGAAACAGGCCCGATTGCCATTGGCGCGGGTGATAACATAATGAATGTTGTTGAGCTTATTCCTGATGAAAAAACGCAGGGTGACGTAAACGCTAAGTTTAAAACCCGCTACTACCCCAATGCTGAAGAACGCGAGTACGGGCCGTTCACTATGAGCAATCCTACGTCTGTACGCTTCCAAGGTCGTCAAGTGCGTATGCGCGTTGAGGGCGCTGAGGATGCGGATTGGCGTGTAGGTATTATGCGGTTAGACGCGCGGCAAGGTGGGCGTAGATGAGAGTTGTCCCACCATTTACAGAGGATGCACGGGCTTGGGCAGAAAACATTAGGCGCTTTCTAGGCAAGGCACTTAACCAGTTGGACGCCAAAGATCAGTATAGCTCTGCCTCTGAAGATGGCGTTATTCTGTGGGATCGTGAAAACAAGTATCCCGTTGTGTCTAAGGATGGCGCGTTTGTGCAGATCGTTCTTGAGGATGGTCAATACGCTGGCGCAGTCACGACAGACCAGACAGCGGCAGCTATAAACACAGCTTATGCTTTAACGTACACCTCTAGCATTGCAGAGGGTGTAACAAATGGAACGCCTGCAAGTCGCATTGTGTTCGCTGAAGCTGGTCAATACATGATTAGCTTTTCTGCGCAAATTGCATCAACGTCCAGCAGCACAGTGAACTTCTGGTTTTGGCCTCGCATTAACGGAACTGACGTTACGGGGTCAACGATGAAAAACGCGCTGCACCAAAATGGTTCGGTGCTAGTTGTGTCGCGCTCTGCGATCTTTGATGTAAATGCTGGAGATTACTTAGAGGCTATGTGGGCAGTAGATAGCACAAGCGGGTTTTTAGATGCCACGGCTGCGACAGCATTTGCGCCTGCCGCGCCTGCGTCAACGATTGCCATAACGAGGTTGCACGGATGAATGCGCATGCAGACATAAATCCGCTAGAGCGTTGCAAGCCTTGGATTGAGGACGCGCTAAAGCGTTCTGGCAATCTAAACACTTGGGCAGAGGTATGCGAGGGCATACGTTCTGGCAAAATGCAGTTATGGCCTGCAGAGCGAGGATGCATTATTACTGAAATCGTGGTATATCACGATACAAATGCCTTGCATGTGTTCCTTGCAGGTGGTGAATTGGATGAAATTTTACAAATGACTGAAAATGTGAAAGAATGGGCAAAATTGCAGGGCTGTTCCTTTGCTTCTTTTGATGGTCGTTTTGGATGGCAGAAACCTTTGGAGAAAATAGGCTGGAAGCCTCACTCCATAACAATGCACTTGGAGTTTTAATATGGGTAGCAGTAAGACCACTCAGGAAACAAAAATCCCAGAGTACCTAGAGGAAGCTGGTCGCCTTGCTGTTCAGCAGGCTCAGCAAGCTCAGCAAATGGGGTACATCCCATACATGGGGCCAGAGATCGCAGCGGTAAATCCGTACGAGCAAGCTATGGCGCAGAATGTAGGCGGTATGGCATCTGCGTTTGGCATGGCAGCGCCTGCTGGGCTAGACATGGGGATGCCCACCGTCACTCAGGGCGGCATGACAGGGTACAGCTCTTACCCAATCTACCAAGGCGCAATGGAGCGCCTGCGTGAGCAACGTCCAGAGCAATACGAATACTTTGCGGGTCAAACAGGCTTTGACCCGATCACTGGCGCAGCAACAGGTTATTCTGCACCTGCAGCCGTTCAAGACCTTGGCACTATTATGGGTGGGGCAGTTGGCGGCGGTCAAATGCCTGCGTCTGGGGGTGGCAGCAATAATGATGACGCGCCAAGTCATGCTGAGATCATGCAGATGCATTATGGAAATCCAAATGGACCAAGCGGATCATCAGGCTATAACGTAACTACATCATTCGGAAGCGGCTCAACGCCTCGTCCAGTTCTACGTGGCGAAAGCACAGGCGGCTTATTTAGCGGCATAAGAGAAACCAAAAACAGAGCACTAGACGCATTGGGGTTCATTTAATGGGTAGTTCAGCAAATCAGGCAACACAAGCTGCAGGCGGTGCTTCATCAGCGCCACAGCGCTCCGTAGGATTTATGCCACAGCAGCTTGCTCAAGCGGCACAACCAACTGGCCCTAACATCTTTCAGCAGTCTGCTGGCGCTATGGGGCAGGCGCAAAGAACGCTTACAGGTCTATCCCAGTTCCAGCCACAGCCTATGCAGGCTGCAACTTCAGGCCCAACAGCGGTCTATGGTGGAGTAACTGTAGGTTCAGCAGCGACTATGACACCAGCTCAGCTTGCAGAGGCGGAGCGAATGCAGGGTGTCGGCGCAGTTCAGGCGGCTCAAGCGCCAGACCAAATTGCGGTCAATCAGCTTGCGACAACTGACATCGGTCAATACATGTCACCCTATCAGCAGCAGGTCATTGAGGCTGGTCAGGCTGACATTGAGCGCCAGCGTCAGATGGCTTCAGAAAACCTTGCAGCGCAAGCCCAGCGCGCAGGCGCATTTGGCGGTTCACGCCAAGCCGTGCAAGAGGGCATTTTGGCGGGCGAGGCGCTGCGTCAAGCGGGTCAGCTATCTGCACAACAGCGTCAGCGTGGGTTTGAAACAGCCCTACAGTCAGGCCAGTTTGACATCGGTCAGATGCAGGCCGCGCGTACACTTGCATCGCAGCAAGGCTTCCAAGCTGAACAACTTGGGCAACAAGCTCGTGAAGCAGCGGCGGCGCGAGAGCAAGCAGCGCGTGCTGGCAACATGGCAGCAGCTAATCAGTTTGCTATTCAGCAAGCTCAGTTTGAGCAGCAAGCAGGTCAGGCAAATATGCAGGCTGAAAACGCAATGCGTCAACTTCAAGCTCAACTTACTCAGCAAGCAGGTCTTGCAAGTATGGGTGCGCTGAATACTGCAGGGCAAGCTCAGGCGGGGCGCGAACAAGCTGCACGTCAAGCTACGTTTGGAGGTCAATTCCAAGGCGCAGGCATTCGTCAAGCTGCAGCAGGCGGTTTAGCTGGGCTTGGTGGTCAGCAGTTTGGCATGGGTCAGCAAATTCAAAGCGCCATCGGTCAGCAAGGTCAGTTCCAGCGTGGCTTGCAGCAGCAGCTTCTTGATCGCGCTATGGGTCAATATGGCGGCGCAACTGGCGCACCTATGGCTGGACTTGGTGCGCTTACGTCTGTCTTGAGCGGCGTTCCTTACGGCTCCACCACAACATCACGCACGCCGTTCAATCCACTTGGGCTAATTGGAGCGTTTATCTAGGATGGCTCTTACTTGGCAGCAGCATCAGCAAAACATTTTCGCAGGCGAAAGCGGTGGCGATTATGATGCTTTATTTGGCTATCAGAATAGGCCAGACGGTATCTTCTCTGGCATCAAAGTGTCTGAGATGCCCATTGCTGACGTTATCAAGTTTACAAGCCCAACTGGGGCATACGGTCAGTACGTCAAAGGCCAAGTCGGGCGCGTAGCCACGCCAGTTGGCGCGTATCAGGTTGTTGGCTCTACGCTGCGAGGCGCTGTTGAGGCACTTGGCCTTGATCCAAACCAAAAGTTTGACAAGGCAACGCAGGATAAGATTGGTCAATATATTCTAAAAACCCAAGGCACAGGCGCTTGGGAAGGTTACGGAAAAGGTGGTGCAGCAATGGCTCAAGAACCTCAACAACCTCAA